TCCCTTCTCGCTGTGCGTGCAGGGTTGGGGATATGTGGATAACCCTGTGGACAACCCCGGTCCTGTGGACAACCTTGTGTATAAACCTGTGGGCAACCGGGCAACCTGTGGATGACCGAAGCCCTGTGGATGACGCTGTGCAAAACCTGTGGAAAAACAGGATCATCAAAAAAACCGGCAGGCTGTGGAAAACCTGCCGGCTGTGGAAAACCAAACAACCGTCCGAACCTCTACTCTGTGGAAAACTCCCGACGAATCGAGGCACCTATGCCACCAGGCTCCAAACCGAAACCTCCTGGCAAGTCCGACCAGCGTGAAACCGTTTTCAAATGGAACCTCGCCGAGCATGAAGGCTGGCAACACGGCAAAGTCCCACCCTGCCCGAAAGGGTTGTCAGCTCACGGCCAGAAGGCGTGGCGGACTTGGATGAACGCATGGTGGGCCTGCTTTTACACACCGGACGATCTGCCAGGGCTCGAGCTTCTCGCCTTGCTCTACGACAAAGTCCTCTTGGATCAGATCGACGTTTCGAAGATCACACCGCTCCTCGACCGGTACGGCATCACACCGAAGGCCCGTCAGGATTTACGCTGGGCTCAGGTTCCGGCGAAACCTGCCGAACAGACCGTCTCCCCGAATCTTCAAGATGAAATTGCTGAGCGTCGCCAGCAACGTCGAAGCAATCTGGCCTGAGTTCTATGCCTCTGACCCGACTTGTAGCGCCAGCAGAATGGCCGACCCTTGGCTGGCAGGTCATCGACTGGACAGAGCAGTACCTGTGTCACGGCCCTGGCGACATCCAAGGCGAACCTCTGGTTTGGGACGAGGAGTTCTGCCAAATCATCCTCGACTGCTACCGGCTGTTTCCGAAAGGCCATGAGAACGAAGGCCGAAGGGTGGTCTCCTATTTCGGCATTTCTATGCCGAAGGGTCGCGCCAAATCGGAGTTCGCCGGCGCTTTGGTTTGTGCGGAACTTCTTGGCCCTGTCCGTTTCGACGGTTGGGACGCCAATGGCGAACCGGTCGGAAAACCTGTCACCTATCCGTTCATCCGCCCACTGGCAACGGAGGAAGGCCAGACAGGCAACACCTACGGCAACGTTCAAACGATGCTCGAGCACGCGCGCGAACTGTTCCCAACGGAATGGCAGTTCAATCAGCTCGACATCGGTTCGACGAGGACGCTTCTTGGGAAAGGTGGCCGGTTGGGTGAGGTTCGCCCTTCGACCGCCGGTGCCGCTTCTAAAGATGGTGGCAAGGAGTCGTTCGCTGTCGTCGACGAACCCCACCTCTACTACCTGCCGGAACTTCGCCAGATGCACGCCATGGTCCGACGAAACACTCGGAAGCGGAAGATTGCTCAGCCGTGGATGTTGGCGACGACAACGATGTTTCAACCCGGCCAGCATTCGGTCGCCGAGGATTTGTATGACGAGGCGGAGAAACTGATGGAGCAGCAGAAACGGTCGTTTGGTTTCTGCTGGCACCATCGCGAGGGTTCAATCACCGAAGATGTCTGGGATGACGATGTGGCCCAGTTGGCGTCTCTTCGAGAGGCGTATGGGCCGGCCGCTGATTGGATGGATTTGGCCGGAATGGTTGAGCATGAGATACGCGCGCCCGGATCGGTGAAAGCCGAGAATGCCAGGTATTTTCACAATCTTCGCTGGAAGGGTGAGCAGCGTGCCATTGACCCCGACAAGTGGGACGCGTTGGCCGCTCCGTCTTTGAACCCTCAAGGTGGGGAGTTCATCGCTATCGGCTTCGACGGTTCGGATCGTGGCGAACACGCCGACGACACTGTCCTTGTCGGCTGGGTTCTCACAGAGAAACCTCATTTGTTTTTGATCGATCGTTGGCGCCGTCCGGAGTTCGCCGGCCGTGAATATCGGGTTCCTCGCGAGGAGATCCGTGAGAAGGTTTCTGAGCTGCGCGAAACGTTCGAGGTTCGCCGGTTCGCTTGTGATCCTCCTGGTTGGCGTGAGGAGATTGATTCGTGGGACAAGGAGTTCGGCGAACGCTATGGGGAACCGGTTGTGGTGGAAGTGTTGACGAACCGTCCGACTCGAATGGGTCCGGCTATCGACCGGTTTCTCGAGGCGATTGACGAGCAGTCGTTCACTCATGACGGTTCGCCGGAATTGCGCGAGTATGCGTTGAATGCGTTGTTGACGAAATCGAAAGGTCGAACCGATCTACCAGCCGTGGCGAAGCCTACGATTGATGCAAAGATTGACGGTTTAGTAGCCGCCATACTCTCCTACGACGAGGTTGCCAAGATGTCCCCCGAACAGCCGGTCGCCCCGTTCGCGCTTCTCGCATGAAAACCGCTTTGATTTCTGTGATAGCCGGTTTGGTCTTTTTGACTGTCGGCCTCGCACTTTCCCCTGTTCCCTGGCTCGCATTCTGTGTCCCAGGTGTCGCACTGATAGCCGCCGGCCTTCTCAAGGATGTTGAATGAGACTTCTAGACCGCCTCCGAAATGCCGGTGAACCCGAGCGCTCCTATTCGAACGGTTTGACTTTCGAAGATGTCCTCGCCATGTTCTCCTTCAACGGAAACATCTATCAGGGGATGGCGTCACCTCTTCGAGCTCCTGGGCAGGCGGTGTCAGCGAACTTCTCCGGGTATGTGCAGGGCGTCTACAACTCTTCCGGTGTTGTCGCCGGTGCGATCACTGCGCGCGCGTTGCTGATGTCGCAAATTCGTTTCCAGTGGCGTTCACTGCTTCAAGGCGAAACCGGCCGACTGTTCGGAAACACTGAACTCGCCGTCCTCGAGCGCCCCGGCGATCTCACCCGAGCCGAACTGCTTTACACAGCCGAGCAGCACAACAGCCTCGCCGGCAACGCGTTCTTCTACCGCAACGGGGGACAGTTAAAACTTCTCCGCCCCGATTGGGTGACGATTGTGTTTGGGTCACGCGAAGGCGACTTGGACCCCACCACCAGCCTCGACGCTGAACTTGTCGGCTACACCTACCAGCCCGGCGGTCCCACAGCGAAAACAGATCCGATCTTCCTGGCACCCTCACAGGTCGCCCACTGGAAACCGGAGCCGGACCCGATGTTCTGGTGGCGTGGCCAGTCATGGATCGGTTCGGTCCTCTCGGAAATCACCACCGACCGGCAGGCCACCGAATTCAAATCCAAGTTCTTCGCGAACGCCGCCACCCCCCAGCTCATCGTGACCCTCGACCCTCACACCACTCAGCAGCAGGCCACCGACGTCGCCGGTGTCATCAACCAACGCCACGAAGGTTCCGCCAACGCCTACAAAACTTTGGTTCTAGGTGGCGGTGCTGATGTCACTGTTGCCGGCTCAAACCTTCAACAACTCGACTTGAAAAACACTCAAGGCGTGGATGAAACCCGAATCGCTCTCCGCTCGAGGGTTCCGGCCACTGTCCTCGGCATTTCCGAAGGACTGGCAGGTTCAGCACTCAACGCCGGCAACTACTCACAAACTCGGCGCCTCTGGTCCGACGCCTGGTTCACCCCCACCGCCCAAAACCTTTGTGCATCCTTGGAACGAATCCTCGCCCTGCCGGTTGGGACTCCGGCGGAACTTTCCTTCGACCAATCCCAAATCATGTTCCTCCAAGAGGACCGCAAAGACGAAGCGGAGATTCGAGCCACACAGGCTTCTTCGATGCGGCAGCTTGTCGAAGCCGGCTACGAACCTTCGACGGTCACAAAGTTCATCGAAACCGGAGACTCGACAGTGTTAACGCACACAGGCGTCTTCAGTGTGCAGCTCCAAGCCCCAACCAACGGAGAGTCCGATGCCGTATGAGGTAACGGATGACGCCGAAGGCTGTGACGGCTACGCCGTAATCAAATCGGAAACCGGCGAAATCATGGGTTGCCATGTTTCCGAAGCCGAGGCCGAAGACCAACTGACCGCCCTGAACATCGCCGAATATGGTGACGAAGGCCGAGCCGCCGACTCCTACCCACCCTCCGATGGCATGGTCGAAGAAGCCCAACGTGGTTTGGACTGGCGAAGCGAATACGGCCGAGGCGGAACCCAAATCGGTATCGCACGCGCACGCGACATCGTGAACCGACGTGACCTTCCCATCAACACTTGGCGTCGAATCAAAGCCTATTTCGACCGTCACGAAATCGACAAACAAGGTCAAGGCTGGTCACCCGGCGAAGACGGCTACCCCTCCAACGGCCGCATCGCCTGGGCTTTATGGGGCGGAGACGCCGGATGGAGTCGCGCTAAAGCCATTATGGAAGACGTAAACAACGACGAAAGGTCCGTCATGGACGTCAACGAAACCCGAGGCATCGAAGGCATCTACCCAGTGACGCCTCTTCAAAACAAACTCTACGAAGACCTCGAGGAAATCGTCGACATCTTCGGCAAGTTCGATCAGTCAACCGGTGCAGCTGGAGCGCATTACATCCCAGCCGAAGACAACGTCTTTGCCACCGAAGGAATCGCCTGTTCGAACTGCGCGTTCTATGAGGGACCGCGCGCGTGTGAAATTGTTGATGGCGACATCGACCCGGCGGCAGCCTGTAAATTCTGGATCATTCCCGAATCTCTCCTTTCAACAGCCCCGGCCGAACTTGTCATCGAGGAAGAACCCATGATTGAAATGGAATCGGCACGTTCCACCGAAACCCGAACCGACCTCTACCGTGACGTCCCCTTCGAGGTTCGTTCCGCCGAGGAAAGTGGCGACGGCCTCACCCTCACCGGCTACGCCGCCGTTTTCAACCGCTCCACCATGATCGACAACTGGGAAGGCCGCTTCGAAGAACGAATCCGCCCAGGAGCGTTCAAACGGTCAATCAATGCGAAAATGCCGGTTCTGCAATTCGAACACGGCCGTCATCCTCTCCTCGGCTCCATGCCTCTCGGCCAGATCACGAAACTTCGTGAAGACGAACACGGCCTCTATGTCGAAGCCCGTCTCGCCGACAACTGGCTGATCCAACCGGTTCGCGACGCCATCGCCTCCGGAGCGATCGACGGAATGAGTTTTCGTTTTCAGGTTGTTCGAGACAGCGTCAACGAGGCCGGCGAGATTCCGGTGAGAACCCTTGAGGAAGTCAAACTTCTCGAGCTCGGCCCCGTAGTTTTCCCAGCATACGAAGCGACAAGTGTTGGCGTTCGCTCCGCTGATCTGTCACCATTGTTCTCACTGCCCCAGGATGATCGCCAAGCGATCGCCAGGGCACTTGTTCTCGGCACCCAACCAGAACCCGCCAGTGATGGCACTTCTGGGAGGCTCGCCGATTCGAAACCGGACTCGCCTACGCACTCCGGCCTCACCCCCATCCAACGCAGCGCAACGCTGCGCGAAATCGAAGGAGTCCTCTAATGGACGAAAAGAACCTTCGTGAAGGCGTCGAGTACGTCAAGGCTGTCCTTCGCGAAATGCACGCGGACGCTGAAGAGCGTTCGTTTGACCCAGACGAGCAGGCTTCTTGGGAAGCCGGTGTCGAGTTTGTCCGCACCTCAGAGGCCGACCTGGTCGCCCTCGAGGAGCGCAAGGCTCGTATCGCCGACTTCGCACCGGCCGCAACCGAAACAGGAGACGGAGCAGTGACCTCCATTAACGTCAACACCCACACCGCACGCGACGCGTTCGACCACAGCACCCTTCCGCATGAGTCGGGCAGCGAGCTTCGTGGCCGTGCCCTCGACGTCATCGAAAAGCACCTCCCGTCCTTCGTCACCGACGAAGCACGCGAGAACGCGACGAAGATGCTTGAGAAGCGTTCCGGCGATCTGGACATCGTGGCACGCCACATCGTCCGCACGTCATCGCCTGAATACTTGGAGGCGTTCGAGGATTACTTCCGCGCACCCGGCGCCGGTGTCCCTCGCATCCTTTCCAACGCAGAGGCCCGTACCGCAATGTCGCTCACCGCGGCCAACGGTGGCGTTCTTGTGCCACAGTTCCTTGACCCAACAATCGTTCTCACCAACGCCGGTTCCTCGAACCAGGTTCGTGAGATTTCGAATGTCACGTCAATCACGACCGATCAGTGGGACGGGGTCACCTCCGCTGGTGTGTCGGCCGAATGGTTGGCAGAAGGAACCGAAGCAGCCGACGCCACGCCGACCTTCCAAGGTCCGACGATCAGCGTTCACAAGGCAGCAGCGTTTCTCTTCGGCTCATACGAAGTGATTGCCGACTCAGGCTTCAACGAGGTTGGCGCACTTATCGCCGACGCCCGTGACCGCCTCGAGGAAGCAGCGCACGTCAACGGCACCGGCTCAGGTCAGCCTTACGGTCTGATCACTCGCCTTTCCGGCACCGGTCCAGTCGTCAACGGTGCTTCAGGTGCGGCAGGTGCAGCGACCCTCGTGGCGGCCGACGCCTACGCCCTCGACAACGCCCTCGGCGCACGTTTCCGTCGCAACGCCTCGTTCCTCGCGGCTCGTTCGACCTACAACCAGCTCCGTCAGGCAACCGATGCGAACACCAACTTCTGGGCCGCATTCGGTGGTGGCGTTCCCGCTCAAATGATCGGGTACAACACCTACAGCAACGAAGCAATGGACTCGACGATCGTTTCGGGCTCCAATGACTTCGTGCTCGTCCTGGGCGACTTCAGCAACTACAAGATCATCGACCGCGTTGGCGTCGAGATCATGTACCAGCCGATGGTCATGGGCGCCAACCAGCGTCCGACCGGACAGGCCGGCTGGTTCGCCTTCTGGCGCACCGGCGCAGACGTCCTCACCTCGAACGCCTTCAAGGTGCTCAAGGTCTGATCGTCTGACAAGAAGTGAGCCGGACCCACTAGCGTCGGGGCTAGTGGGTCCGGTCCACACCTCCCCGACATCCCCCGACATCCCGACAAGGAGCAACTGTGGCATCCATCCCGAAAGTCGCCATTGGTGTCATCTATGGCAGTTTCGAACCCGACTTTGTTTTCTCTCTTCTGGCGTTGAAGTCCTGGGACGACAAACACAACGGAGTCCTCGACCATCCAGGCTGGCTCATCGCTCAGGCAGGAACCAACCTGCCCCAGCAGCGAAACACCGTTGTCAAAGCATTCCTCGAAACCGAAGCCGACTGGCTTCTGTTCATCGACACCGACCAGCGTTTCGCGTTCAACCTCGTCGACACCATGCTCGAGTCCGCCGACCCTGTCGAACGGCCGATCCTGTCCGCTTTGGTCATGGCCGAAAAATTTCAGCCCCATCATCGGATCATCCCAGCCTGCATCGGTTTCGAAAAACTTGACCCACCGACGCCACGCGAATATCTGACAATCCCAACAGAGCAGCACTGGCAGGTCGGAGCAGTCGGCTCCGGCTGTGTCCTCATCCACCGAACCGTCTTCCAAAAGATTTGGGCAGCGAACTCGAAAGACGCTCAGCCCTGGTTCAAATATGTCCAATGGGATTGGACCGACCCCGACACCGGCGAACTCGTCCACGACATCATGGGCGAAGACTATGTGTTCAGCCTGCGCGCGCAGGCGGTCGGGTTTCCTTGCACAGTCGACACCACCATCGAAGTCGGCCACATCAAAAAACGCACCCTCACCACTCGAGACTTCTGGCCTCAAATACCGCCGGAACTTGTGCCTACCAAAAACTTCGTGATCGTCCCCGTCAAAGATCAGTTGAAAATGACGAAGGCGCTTCTACGGCAGCTGCACGATCAGGGCGAACACGACGGCATCCTTGTCCTAGACAATGGTTCGAACCCTGAGACTCGGAAGTGGTTGGGTTCCCAGACGTTTGCCAAGGTGTTGGACTGTGCCGGTATGGGTATCCATGAAATGTGGAACGCCGGCGCCCGATGGGCTCTCGGCCGTCACCCCAAAGCCAACATCGCTTTTCTCAACAACGACATTGTGATCGGCGACAAGTTCATTTCAACAATGGCCGAAGCGCTCCGAAGCGACGAACATTTGGTTGCCGTATGCCCCAACTATGACGGCCGAGAAGCCGTCGAAAACCTTGTTCAGGTTCACGGCATTTGTGCCGACCGTTATGACGGCACCGGCGGTCTCGCCGGCTTCGCCTTCATGGTGAAGTCTGAATGGTTCCAACAGGGCTGGCAGTTCCCCGAAGATTGCAAATGGTGGTTCGGTGACAACGACCTCGTCCTCTCCATTGATCTGGCTGGCGGATGGTATGGCATGGCAACCGGAACGACCGTCGAACACATTGACGGAGGCTCAAAAACCGGTGACTGGGACAATCCTGTGATGCAGCAGCAGCTCGCGAAAGACAAAGCCGCCTTCATGCGCCGCTGGGCACGGCATGGGGTGCAAGTCCAATGAAACCCAAACTCGCTTTGATGGTCATCACTGACGGCCGCTGGGACTATCTGCAACGAACCCTCGAATCAGCAGCCATCGACCTCGACTGGCCTTGGCACCAAAAACTCCTTGTCGACGATTCCGGTGAGGATGTCGGTTTCTGTCCAGCAAAGTTTGATTTCGTGAAGAACACGCCCCGGAAAGGGTTGGCCGGTGCAATCCAAACCGGCTGGGACGCCCTCGACTCCGAAGTCGACTACGTCTTCCACCTCGAAGACGACTTCATCTTCCCTCAAACAGTCGACCTCGAGCTCATGATCGAACTGCTCGAGTATGAACCGGACCTCGCCCAAATGGCTTTGCTCCGGCAGCCCTGGTCACGTCAAGAACAAATCGCCGGCGGCATTTACTGGATACAACCCGAACGATTCAAACAAAAAAACGGGTACGTCGAACAACGCCATCTTTTCACATTCAACCCATGCCTCTACCCTGCCTCGATCACGCGCGACTACAAGGCAGGTTTGGAGTCGGAACTAAGCCAACGCCTTCTCGCTGATGGTTGGAGTTTCGGCTATCTCGGGGAACTCGACGACGAACCCCGAACCATCCACATCGGGCTTCGACGGTCACGGAACTATCAACTATGAGTCCGGTGGTGGTTCTCTGTGCTGGCGGCCACGGCCAAGACATCGCCGCCATCTTGAAAGACGCCGGCCAGCCGTTCGCCGGATATTTGGATGATGAACTCGACGGCCCCGACATCCTCGGCCCCTGCATCGACCTCGAACTTTACGACCGGTATTTGATCGGCCACAACAGCTCAAGAATCCGAGAAGCATTAGACCGACCGGCCGGAGCAGCGACAGCCATACATCCCTCAGCGGCCGTCCATTCGACGCTACAAGCCCTCCCAGGCGTGGTGGTAGGGCAACACACCACCATCGGCCCCAAAACCCGTTTAGGGCGCCACACACACATCAACGGAAACGTCTTCATCACACGCGCCCAAATAGGCGATTTCGTGACCATCGGACCAGGAACCACCGTTTGTGGTCACGTCACCATCGGAGCCGGCGCCCAGATCGGAGCCGGAGCCGTCATCTCCAACCTCGCCGAAATAGGGCCACGCGCCACAATCGGCGCCGGAACCGTTGTTCTTCCCCGACAAAACATTCCACCCAACACCACATGGGTCGGAGTACCAGCAAGGCGAATCAAATGACCATCGTCGCCATCACCATGGTTCGAGACGAAGCCGACATCATCGACTGGACCCTCGACCATCTCCTCAACCAGGGCATCGACCACATCATCGTCGCCGACAACCTGTCCGTAGACGAAACCCCGTGGAAACTCGCAGCACTCGCCAACACCGGTCGAGTCACCGTCATCCAAGACGACGAACCCGGCTACTACCAGGACGAGAAAATGACGAGGCTGGCCCACATGGCCGCCAACGACTTCGACGCCGAATGGGTTCTCCCCTTCGACGCCGACGAATACTTCTACTGGACAGGCGGCAGCCTCGCCGAATTCTTCAACAAAACCAGCGCCGACATCATCACCGCCACCGGCTGGGACCATTTGGTCACCGACGACGACGACCCCACCGAACCCAACCCGTTCCGCCGAATCACCCACCGGCGACAGGCACCACAGAAAATGGGAAAAGTAGCGTTCCGCTATCACCCCGACATTCACATCGACTTCGGCAATCACTTTCTCTTCAACCATCCCGGCCTACAAGCCCAAGCCCTCAACTACCGCCACTACCAATACCGCTCATTCGAGCAGTTGGTTACCAAAGCCCGAAACGGGGCAGCCGCCTACAACGCCACCAACCTCCACCCCACCTACGGGGCACACTGGCGGCAACTCGGCGAACTCGACGACCGCGTCCTCTGGGCTACCTGGCGGAAACTCTGTGAAGAACCCGGCCTCATCAACGACCCGGCACCGATGCCATGACCATCGCAGTCATCATCCCCACTTTCAACCGGCTCGAACTCACCCAAAACTGTCTGGCCTCAATCGCACGCCACGACCCGATCGACGAACTCATCATTGTCGACAACGGCTCCACCGACGGCACCGAACGCCTCGCCACCTACCCTCTCAAAATGAACGTCGGCTTTGCGACCGCCTGCAACATCGGAGCGAAACACGCCACCGCCGACCATCTCATCTTCCTCAACAACGACACCATCGTCCACCCAAACTGGACATCTATGATCCAGCACCTCGAGCGCGAAAACGTCGGGATCGTCGGCCCCAAACTCATCTACCCCGACTGCAACATTCAATCCGCTGGAGTGGCCGTCGACTTCAACCGGCCACCAGGGCTCGAAGCCTGGAACCTCACCACCGACTGGGCCGACACACTCGCCGACGTCGACGCTGTAACCGGCGCCTGCCTCGCCATCGGAAACGACCTTTTCCATCAGCTCGGAGGGTTCGACACCGGCTACTGGAACGGCTACGAAGACGTCGACCTGTGTTTGGCATCCATAGAAAAAGGGTTCCGCAACGTCTACGATCCAAAGGCAACCGTGACACATCTGGAGTCACAATCAGGCCCGGAACGTTGGACGGCCGTGAACGAGAACATCACCCGACTCCGAACCAAATGGAGCCAACATGGCAATCACTAACGGCTACGCCACCCTCAACGATTTCAAGGCGTACCTCTTCCCCTCCTCAAACTACGGCACCGCCGAAGACCCTCAAATGGAAGCAGCCATTGAATCGGCCTCCCGAATCATCGACGCCCACACCAACCGGCGCTTCTACAGCGACAGCACCGTCAGCGCGCGCGTCTACTACGCCGACACTCCGATCCGTTGCACCGTCGACGACTTCTCCACCATCACCGGACTCATCATCAAAACCGACACCGGCGACAACGGCACGTATGACCAAACGTGGGCAGCCACCGAATACATCCTCGAGCCTCTGAACGCTGAAATTGGTGGCGTCTCCTCCCAGCCGTACAACACGGTCATCGCCACCATTCCGAAACTGTTTCCCACAACCGGCCGTCGACCTCGAGTCCAAGTCACCGCCAAATGGGGATGGGCCGCTGTACCAGACACAGTCCGCCAAGCCTGCCTCATCCAGGCGGCCCGTCTGTACCGTCGAGCTCAAACACCGGAAGGGTTCGCAGCCGGCGAATCATTCGGAGCGATCCGAGTGTCAACAAAACTTGACCCGGACGTTCAAATGCTTCTCGCCCCGTATCGCCGCCAAGGCGGCCAAGGTCTGGTCATCGGATGAACCTTGTAGACGTAAGAGCAGGCATCACCAACGCCCTTCAAAACATCGAAAACCTCCGAATCTACGAATGGATACCGTCGCAGGTTTCGCCGCCAGCAGCGGTCGTCTCATTGGGAACCGGTCAGTATGACGCCGACCTCGACAATGGAATGATCGTCAACTATGGGGTTCTTGTCATGCTCACCAGGGCAGACGATCAGAAAGGCCAGGCACGCCTCGACGAATTCCTCGGCCAAGGCACAAACTCCATTTTCAACGTCATCGACACCGACCCGACCCTCACCGACTCCTGTGATTCCTGCCGGGTCACGTCCTGGGACAACCCCGGAACGTTCACCATCGGAGGCATCGAATACCTCGGAGTGGAAGTCAACCTTGAGGTTCTTGGCTGAATGAGAATCCTGACAGTCGAACCCGGCCCGGCTTTCTCAGTCGCAGACGTCCACAACGGATGGCTCAAAGCCTTCCAACGAACAGGCAACCAGGTCCGCAACTTTAACCTCGCCGACCGAATCAACTTCATCGAAAACGCCATTCGAGGCAAAGTACCGGAAGCCGAAAAAGACCACATGGCCGCCCGAATGGTTGCCGAACAATTACGCGCCGTCTGCTTCGATTTCTGGCCCGACCTCATCGTCATCACCTCCGCCTTCCTCGTCCCACCAGAAACGTTTGACATCATTCGCTCTCGAGGAATCCGAATAGCAGTGATCCTCACCGAATCACCCTATGAAGATCCTTCACAGCAGCCAATCGCAGCTCGAGCAGACATTGCCTTCATCAACGACCCCACGAATTTAGATACCTTTCGTGAAAGCCAACCCAACACGTTCTACAGCCCCCAGGCATACGACCCCGAAATCCACTACCGACGCCCCGTTCAAGACGATCTCCGCTCCGACTTCGCCTGGGTAGGCACCGCCTTCCCCTCCCGAATCGCCTTTTTCGAACAAGTCGACTGGACCGACATTGACGTCACTTTCGGAGGGAACTGGCAAGACCTCGACGACAACTCACCGCTCCGCCGATACGTCATGCACGATTTGGCGGCCTGTCTGCCGAACGAAGCAACAGCCGACGTCTACTCCTCCACCCACGCGTCAGCGAACCTCTACCGCAAAGAAGCAGCGAACGGACATTCCACCGGCTGGGCCATGGGGCCTCGAGAGATTGAACTGGCCGCAACCGGAACGTTCTTTCTGCGCGAACCACGCCCCGAATCCGACCATGTTCTTTCGATGCTGCCGTCATTCACAAGCCCCGAAGAGTTTGGTGAGAAACTAAGATGGTGGCTTCAACATCCCGACAAACGTGAAGCCGTAGCAGCCCAGGCCCGAAACGCAGTGGCAGACCGCACGTTCGACAATAATGTCCGGCAAATGCTGGAACATGTCTCAGCTCTACCGACCAACCCGACCGGCCGGCAGTAAACCCCAAACCCCCAACTCTCCAAGGAGAAACCAATGGCACGTCGCCACGGCCGCAACGGTCGCCTCTACCTCGGCATTGCCTCGAGCAGCGCCGCCGCCTCATCCGTCGCATTTCTCAAGCAGTGGTCCGCAGAGTTCGCCACCGACACCGCTGAAGTCACCTCGTTCGGTGACTCAAACAAGGTGTATGTCTCGGGTCTCCCCGATGCTCAGGGCAGCTTCTCCGGCCATTGGGATGATGCGACCGCACAGTCCTACACAGCCGCCGTTGATGGTGACGCGCGACGCTTCTACCTGTATCCGGACATCACGAACGCCCCGACCGTTTATTGGTACGGAACCGGATTCTTCGACTTCTCAGTCGATGCCCCTGTTGATGGTCCGATCACCATCTCGGGCAGCTGGCGCGCAGCCAGCACCATCTCCAAGAACGGCTGATGGCTGTAGGAGCTGGGGTTTACGTCAGCAACTTGGCCGAGGTCCGGAAGTATCTGCGAAAGATACATCCGGACCTCGTCCCGGTCCTACGCGAAGACCTCAAATCCGCAATCATTCAAAACACGTTGCCGGCAATCATCCGCCGAGTACCCAGCAAATCCAACAAAGCCAGATTCACCGTCAAAGCCAGATCGGGAGGCAACACCCTCTACGTCCTGGCAGGTGGCAAATCATCGGCGGCCCCGTACTTCGGATGGTTGGATTTCGGTGGAACACTCCGGAACCGTGGCCGTCGAGGAACAACCACCATTGTTCGACCTATCTACAAAAAAGGCCGCTACGTCTACCCTGGAATCATGGAGACACAAAACCGTCTTGTAGAAGCCGCCGGCAAAGCAGTCGACAAAGCAATCCAATCCGCCCTCCGATAAAGGACAAGCCCGACCATGTTCGACAAATACCGAATCACTCTCAACGACGGGACCGTCATCGAGGCACCAGGCCGCAAAGCCGACGCCGTCAAATTCGAACGGCAGTTCCATATGCCGATCTCGAAACTTTTCAACGAGGACGGCATCTACACCGAGCACATCATGTTTCTCGGATGGTGTGCAGTGAAACGGTCAGACCCAGACACCCCCGGTTTCGACGACTGGATCGAAACCGTCAAGGATGTCGACATTGTCACCGGCGAAGAAGTCCCCCCTACGGAGCCGAGTTCTTTACCCTCGCTGTAGCAGCGATGGCGATGGACTCGGGGATACCAATGTCAGTTCTCCTCGAGGAACCCGACCACTACCTCGACGCAATGTTCGAAGTTCAACTCAGACGCCGAGAAGCCGCCGAATACGGACCGGACGCGAAGCGTTGGGACGAGTGAGGAAACCCCATGGCCGGTGACAAAAGAGAAGTCAGGGTTGCCGTAGTCGGCGATGCTGGACAACTCCAACGCGAACTTCTCAAAGCCGAAGGGAAACTCAACTCATTCGGCAACCAAGCCAAAAGCGCTGGCGACACCCTTCGCTCAGCAGTATTCGGAGGCGCCGTTCTCTACGGAGCCAAGCATCTCGTAGACGCCGCCGCCAACCTCGAACAGGCAATCGGTGGAACCGCCGCCGTTTTCGAACAAGCCTCTCAACCTGTCAATCAGTTCGCAAAAGACGCCGCCGAACTCGCCGGCCTTTCCGAAGAGGCCGCTAGGACACTCACCAGCCGTCTCGGCGCCTCCCTCAAAGGCTTCGGACTGTCCGCCGAAGACGCCGCCAAACAATCAGTTTTCCTCGCCCAAACAGGCGCCGATCTGGCCGCCACACTCGGAGGAACTACCGACGAAGCCGTCACCGCTTTAGGTGCAGCGCTTCGAGGCGAATACGACCCCCTCGAGCGTTTCGGTATCGCCCTCAAAGCCTCAGACGTCGCAGCCAAAGCCGTCTCAATGGGATTGGCTGAAAACGAGGCGTCAGTCACGACACTCGCCAAAGGCCAAGCCGCCCTCGCACTCATCACCGAAAAATCCGGATTTGCTCAAGGACAGTTCGCGAAGGAAGCCGACACAGCCGCCGGACAAGCCGCCATCGCATCAGCAAAAACAAAAAACGCCTCCGCTGATCTCGGCAAATCGCTTCTCCCGATCTACACCAAAATCCAAGAAGTGATCGCAGCTGTAGCCGATGCGTTCTCAATGCTGCCAGGGCCGGTACAAACCGGAGTCATCGGACTGGCCGGCATGGCATTAGTCGGACCCAAACTTGTTGAAGCGTTCGGCGCGATGACATCGGCAGCAAAAACAGCCGGAACCGCAATTCTCGACGCCGGAGCAAAAGCCGTCACAACCAACACGGCCATCGCTTCAATGAACATTTCCACACAAGCCGCTGGAACAGGCGCCACAGCCGCCGCCGGTGGCCTGGGGCTTCTCGGCCCGGCAGCCATAGCGGTCGCCGGTGCAGCAGTCATCGGTGGACTCGCCTGGAAGTCCTACAGCGACGAACAGGCAGCAGTCGCCAAAGACATCAAAACCTTCAAAGAAAGTTTCGATGAGCTCACCGGCGCAATGACCGAAAACACCTACGAAACGGTCAAAGCCACTCTCGAATCCAAAAACCAAATCGACAACCTCAACAAAGCCGGCATCTCAACCCGACAATTCACCGACGTTCTCGACGACAACCGTGACGCCCTGGTCAACCAAGGCGACGTCGAGGCCGCTTTGCGAATGCAAACTGAGTACGGAACCGAAGCCACCCAAGATCGAATCGACGCCATCAGAGCGGCAGGCGGAGCTCAAAACGAACTCATCGCACGCCTTCTCGAAACAGAGGCCGCGGATATGGGCCTCATCGAAACTCTTTACAACGGCATCGACGCCTACAATCAGCAGCAGGAAGCAATCCGGCAACTCAACATTCAAAAAGGATTGTCAGAAGGCAAATCGGAAGCACAGGCCACCGCCGAAGCGAACCTGGCCTCCGAATACGAGAAAGTCAAAGACAAAGTCGAAGACCTTTACGACGCCACCTCCGACCTTCTCAGTTTGTACGTTTCCCAAGAAGAAGCGGATATGAAGTTGACTGAGGCCCAGAAGGCTTACAACGACAGCCTCAAAAACGGTGGCCTCTCCGCTGATGAACGGAAACAAAAAGAACTCGACCTCATCAAAGCCTTCGAAACTCAAGCGAAACTGGCTGTGGAGAATGCTGAGAATCAGGCTGCCCTTCAAGGCAAAACTCTTTCGGCAGGTGAAGCGGCCGCCATTCAGTCGCAGAAATACAAAGACCTCGCCGGCACACTCGCCCCCGATAGCCCACTGCGGAAACGAATCGAAGAGCTTTCACTTCAAATGTTTCTTCTGTCGTTACAAGACCCGGTTGTTCGGATCCGCGTGGAAACTGAAGCAGCAATGGCGAAGTTCAAAGCGTTCCTTCGTGACTTAGGTATCCCGGAAGGCGGCCAGGTTGGGTTAGGTGAAATCCTCACCTACTCGAGTAACTATGTGGAGAAACGTGCAGCCGGTGGGCCTGTCGATTCCAACACCCCATATCTGGTCGGCGAAAAAGGCCCCGAGCTTTTCATGCCATCCACGGCCGGCCGAATCATCGACGCCTTCTCCACCAGCAAAGCGCTTCTCAACAACACAGGGGCAGGCATGGCCGGCCCTGTCGGCGGTGGCATCACCATCAACGTTTCTGTTTCACCAACCGCCGACAGAGCCGCCATCGGACAAACCATCGTTGAAGCAATCTCGAGCTATGAACGCCGTTCCGGTACAGGCTGGCGGTCATGAGCGAATTGCTATTCGACGGAATGACAGTCACCGTCGAAATTAGGTTCGGAGGAACCTGGACAGACGTGACCGAATATGTGCGGAACGTCTCCACAAGTCGCGGTCGATCATCCGAACTTGACACCTACTCGACCGGCTCATGCAACATCACTTTGGACAATCGGACACGACTGTTCGATCCGGAGAACACTGCCGGCCCCTACTACGGCAATCTCACACCGCTTCGAAGCGTTCGCATCAAAGCGACTAGCGGAGCAACCACCTACGACATTTTCCGGGGATATATCGAGCAGTGGCCGCAGTCGTACATAAACCCGAACGATGCGTTTGTGACAATCACAGCGTCAGACGCGTTCAAAGTTCTCAACATGAGGATTCTTCCCTCGCATTGGGAAATCGCTATTGGGGCAGAAAAACTCCGGTGGTTTCGAATGGCGGATTTCAGTGGCTCTTTCTATGTTTTCGACTCAGCGAACTCAAGGTCAACTTCTGCTCAGTGGATGTCATCGGCAGGAGCCGGGGTCACGTCATTCTGCAATCCCGGTCCGCCTTTAATCGTCGGAGAGTCAACGACCTCTTCAGCGTTTGATGGTGCCAGATTTGTTCAGGCTGTCGACCCTCTCGGCATCAACGGAGTCACTCCGCTCTACAGCGAGTGGTCTGTTGAAATGTGGATTCAAACCACAGAAACAGAGGACGGGAACTATGGCATCTGGAACCACGGAGATTTCATTCATGGCGGCAGCCTGGGAATGGTTGTAGCCGGAGGCAACGCCACCCTCGTCGGACAGTTCGGTAACCGTGGCAACTCAAACGCCATGTACACAAACAACGTTCAAGTGACTGTGAACGACGGCCGGCCCCATCACGTTTACATGACCTACCGGTCCGACCCTTCTTCCTTCACAGTCCAAGAGCTGTACGTCGACGGAAGCAACCTTGACGTCTCAACCGGTTCTTTCACCGATGTTGTAGAGCAGGGCTACTCGTTCATGACCATCGGCGCTCCGATCTACAAAAGCGCCACAGCATCCAACAATTTTACAAAATACTTCCGTGGTTCGATCCAAGAAGTTGTTGTCTGGGGGCAAGTTTTCGATGGGAGTTTCGGAAACGAACCCCTTGACCATTACGAATCCGGCTCCGGGAAACGATATCAAGGTGACCTCACAGGAACCCGAATGGCATATCTCCTCGGCTTTGTGAACTGGCCGTATGACCTGACTGATTTGGCAGCAGGTCAATCAACTGTCCTCGGATTGATCACGACAGGCAAAAACGTTCTCGACGCTTTGAGAGAAATGGAAACCGCTGAACAGGGCCGGCTTTTCATATCTAAAAACGGTTCAGTGAAATTCGTTGATCGAAACGCTTTAGGCGAAGGCAACTTCGTGACCGTTCAGGCACAATTCGACGATCTCGGCCGAAACGACGTCAACCACGGCATTCCCTACACCGACATCACTTTCACCTACGACGACCGGTACATCTTCAACGACATAGTCGTCAGACAGCCCGGAGGTAACTTCGCTGAAGCCGAAGACTCCACCTCCCAATCGAAGTATTTCAAGCGAACGTCGACGATCGACAACGTCCAAGTAGACAACGGCTACCTCCTCACAAACATCGCCGCCTCCCGACTCACCCAATACAAAGACCCCGAAATTCGTATCGACTCTTTGACAGTGAACGGCCGAGCCGAACCAGCGAAACAAGGAACCATCCTCGACCTCGAGATCGGTGACCGCGTCACCGTCATCCGAACCCCAGCAGTCGGGACAGAGATTGAGAAAACTCTTATCATTGAAGGCGTGAAACATTCGTTCACGACTGACAGTTGGATCGTCACGTTCAACACGTCCCCAACGAACAACGCACCATTCGTCCTCGACTCGTCGCTTCTTGGCGTACTCGACACCAACGTCCTCGGCTACTAGGAGACCCTCATGGGTTCAGGATTCAAACAATTCACCGCATCAGTTCTCACCGCTTCAGACGTCAACAACTTTCTGATGGAACAGACAGTGATGTCGTTTGTGTCTGACGGGGCGCGCGACGCTGCCGTCACCGCCCCCGAAGACGGCATGGTCGCCTACATCCGTTCCAACGACGCCAACGAAGGTCTCTACACCTACAACGGCACCAACTGGAGGAAAGGCCCAGGCTGGAACGCCCCATGGGGTGTTGTAGGGCGCGCGCTGATCACCTCGTCAACATCGGCAACGACAGCGACCACCGTGGTGGGGTCCACGATCAGTTACACACAGGTTGCTAATCGGGTTTACAAGTATTCGGTGACTGGCCACGCGTTCTGGGGAAGTGTGAACGATGGGTTCCGTTGTTCAATTACTAACGGCTCCGGCACCGCCTACATCCACCACGACCAAATCCCCCTCGGCAACTCCACCAACTACGGAAACGGCTTTTCCTTCAATTGGTATGAGCTGCCAACCTCGACGGCTTCGGTGACTCGCGAGCTTCGAGTCAGTCGTTTCTACGGCACCTCGAGCACAGTGCAATTCTTCGCCGATTCCACCCGAATCGGTTCTTTGATCATCGAGGACATCGGAGCAGCTGGGGCGCCAGTCTGATGGGCTATTACCTTCTGGACAATCCGCCAGCCTCACGGCAGTTTTACCCATCTCGAGCAGTGACCCCCACCTACGCGGTCGGAGTCCACACCAGCGAAGGCCCAACCGGACCGGGTAGCGCTCAAGGGTTAGCGGCTTTTATTGCGCGTCGATCCGATCCGGGCTCTTACGCGTGCATTGTTGACAGTGAAGAAACCATCGTCATGGTTCCGCCGGACTACACCACGTTTTCGGTGGCAGCTTCTGGGTACAACTCGCGAACCTGGCACATTTGTCTCGCCGGCAAATCCGCCGAACTGTCACCGGATGATCCGAACACCCAAGCCATGATCACTCGAGCCGGCGAAGCCATCCGAGGTTTGTGGCTGATGCTCGGAATTCCACTCTCAAACGCCCAGTGGGTTGGCACCGCCGCTCTGGATCGTCCTGGTTTATTCTGTCACGGAGACGTTCAACCTTGGGATCGTTCCGACGCCTGGTCAACACACCCCGACCGGGCACGCCTCGACCAGCTCCTCATCAACGCCATCACACCCCCAACCCCCCCAACCCCCACAGAGGACGACATGAAACGCTATCTACTCCGAGGAGACAAAACCGGCGAGGTTTACCTGTGCGACGCCGGTTTGGGTTGGAAATGGCACATTCCAGCCGGACAAATGCAAAATGTCGTTTGGGTTATCAGCCAAGCCGGCGGACAGTTCCTCATCTTCCCAGGCTCCAACACCATCATCGTCGAAGGCCAAACCGTTTGGGTAGCCGACCAGGCATTCGTCGACGCCATCCCCACCATCTAACGGACAGGCAGCCAATGTCATGGAATGGGAACCGATCATCGCCGCGTCCGTCACAGGACTTTTAGCCTTCGCCGGTGTCATTTGGCAGTCACGGAAAACCCGTCGAATCAACACCGACGAACACTCCGAAAACGCCATCAAACTCGACCGCATCGAGAAGAAGGTTGACTCAACCGCCGAAAGGGTTGAAACTGTTTCGGACCGGCTTGACGATCACATCGTCCTTCACCGCATGACAACTCGAAAGCCATGGTGGCGTAGATGAGCTTCGCTGATGACGTCCGAGAAGAAACAAGAGCGTCAGGTGTTCAATGCCGGCTCTGTGTTCTCCTCGAGCAACTCGACGACAAAACCCGAAAAGAAGTCCAAGAAGTCCTCACCGATGTTTCATGGAATGCCGAGGCTATTTCTAGGGCCATGAACCGGAGAGGCTGGGAGATTCGTGCCGACACCGTCAGAAAACACCGGCGAAACTGCCTCGTTTCGCGATGAGGTAGCGGCCGGCTCCCGACCCCGACGAACCCACCCTCAAGGCTGGGAACCCGGTGTCGCCTGGAACGGTCGAGAAGGAACCCTCACTACCCCACCCCTCGAGGCCGACCCCACCAAAGGCGTCTGGTCTGAACTCGTAGCCGACTGGGGACTCGACCCTCTCACCACCGAAGTCGTCGAAGGGTCTGTTCAGGTTCGAGCCTGGGACACCCATGACGGCCGCCGGCTCCGCTACTACCGGGCAACGTTGCGCGCGAAGGAACTGGACTTCGACCGACCCGACATTGACGCCCTCTGCCGGCTCATTGAACGCCGGAAACCTGTGAAAGCCCCTGAGAGCCTCCCAGAGCCGTCCAGAGCCCTCGTATGCCTCTTAGCCGACTGGCAGTTAGGAAAGGCCGGAGAAGCCAACGGAGGGACTCCAGAGACTGTCGGCCGGATATGTCAGGCAATCGACCTCATCCCGGCACGAATCCGAGAACTTAAAAAAGCAGGCCGGCCCGTCGACACCGTCTACCTCGTCGGCCTCGGCGACCTCGTCGAACAATGCAACGGCCACTATCCCGGCCAAACCTTCAACGTCGACCTCGACCGTCGAGAACAACTACGCCTCGCCCGACGGCTCATCCTCCGAGCCGTCGACAACCTCCTCGGCCACACCCCCCGAATCGTCCTCGCAGCCGTACCAGGCAACCACGGAGAGAACCGGTTGAACGGAAAAGCGTTCACCCGAACCACCGACAACGACGACCTCGCAGTCGTCGAACAGGTCGCCGAAATCTTGGCAGCCAACCCCGAACGCTACGGCTCCTGCACCACCGTCCTCGCCAACGGAAACAACCTTGTCCTCAACATCGCCGGCATCCCCGTCGCCTTCGCCCACGGACACAAAGCCGGCGCCTCCGGACACCCAGCCGCGAAACTCGAAAATTGGTGGAAAGGACAGGTGATGGGCCGCCAACCCATCGCCGATGCTGACATTCTCATCACCGGCCACTACCACCATTTCATCTGCTCAGAAACGTCAGGTCGGACGTTCATGCAAGCCCCCGCCATGGATGGTGGTTCGGGTTGGTGGACTGACATTTCAGGGCAAAACTCTCCGTCCGGTTTCCTCACCCTCGGCATCGGCACCGGATACGGTCCAAGAGGCTGGGGCGACCTCCACATCCACTCCGTTTAGAAGGAACTGTCATGGAAGAACTTGAACCCGAAGAAGAGTTCGACGCCCACTGGCCGTCCATTCTCCTCGACGCCTTCGCCCTGGTACATGGCGACCGTGGGCGTGCATACGGACCACCCTGGGAGGACTACGCGCGCGTCACCTACACGTTCAACAGTCTCTGGGGCGCCGACGTTCTCGACGTCAACGCCGGAATCTTGTTCATGATCTGCATGAAACTCGGCCGCATCGCCCACGGCCTCGAGCAAGGCTTCGACGCTGAACAGTTGAAAGACTCAATCACCGACGCCGCCGGCTACCTCGACTGCCTCTACGGCTCACTCCTCAACCCCCTCCCCGTCACCGTCCTCTTCGACAACGACGACGACGAGCTCGAATGGGAGGAAGAAGAATGACCATTGTTATCGAACCCGACGTCATCCCAATCACCCAACCCGACGAGGATGAGGAAGAGTACGATTCCGAAGAGCACGAATACCCCGACGACCAGCCGTATCCTCAACCTGACTGGAAGCCGTGATGTTCACGAAAACCTTTGTCGTTCAAACATTAGAACGCGCAATCAAAACGTTCGCCCAAACTTTGGTCGCCTTGGCCGGCGCTTCTCAAATGGATTGGATGAGTTTGGACTGGCAGCAACTCGTCGCCACCTCGGCAATCGCCGCCGGCCTCTCTGTCCTCACCTCTATCGCTTCGGACAAGATCGGTCCGGCGAACACTCCGTCAACCGTTGACATCTACCAGGGACCGTAGCCATGGCCGCCACCTACAATTTGACCCTCCGAATGGGTGACACAGAAACCGTCACGGTCACGATTCAAGACGAAAACGGTTCAGCAGTGGACATCAGCGGCCGCACCTACGCCGCACAGGTACGCGCCAACGCCGAAGACACCACCATTCTCGCAACGTTCACTTGCACCATCGTCAACGCCGCTCAAGGCATCCTCACAGCAACGTTGACATCAACCGAAACTCGAGCGCTCACCCCCGGACTCGCAGTGTGGGATTTACAGGAAACCAACCCGGTCGGGCCTGTCGTCACCACACTCCTCGCCGGACAAGTCACCATCGTTCAGGACGTCACACGCTAATGAGCGACGAAGTCACACTGAAACTCACGAACGTCAACTTGACCCAGCGAACCTCCGAGGTTCAGGTCACTCGAACCGTTCCCGAAATTGTTATCGCCGGAATCGCCGGACCTGCCGGCCCTGCCGGTGCTGGCGGTGCCCTCGGCTACTACGGATCGTTTTTTGATTCGACGACACAAAACGCAGCTGCAATCAACACCGCCTACGCCATGAAACTCAACACCACCGTCGAAGCCAACGGGGTTTCGGTGGTGTCGAACTCGAGGGTGACCGTCTCAGCCGCCGGCACCTACAACATTCAGTTCTCCGCACAAATCGACAAAGATTCCGCCAGCACCGGTCTCATCAAAATCTGGTTACGCAAAAACGGGGCCGACGTCGCTGACAGTGCCTCAATCGTCGCCGTTCAGGGTTCAACGGCTGAAGCGATCCCAGCGTGGAACTTCATGTTGACGCTGGCCGCCGATGATTACGTCGAACTGATGTGGTCTGTTTCATCGACCGACATTCATTTGCTCGCAACGGCAGCTTCTGCTCCGGCGCCGGCTGTGCCGTCCGTGATCCTCACAGTTCAGCAAGTGATGTATACCCAAGCCGGCCCACAAGGCGCCCAAGGCGCCCAAGGTGCCCAGGGCTCGAGCGGAGCCACCGGAGCGACCGGAGCCACCGGCGCCACCGGTGTTCAAGGCGCGCAAGGAGCCCAAGGCGCTCAGGGTTCTATCGGTCCGGCTGGCCCTCAAGGTGACACAGGCGCTCAAGGTGCCGTTGGCGCTCAAGGTGCTCAAGGCCCACAAGGTTTCCAAGGCCCAGCAGGTGCCCAAGGCCCCCAAGGCGCCCAAGGCGCCGTTGGTGCCCAAGGTGATCAAGGTGCCCAAGGCCCAGCAGGCCCACAAGGTGACACAGGAGCTCAAGGTGCCCAAGGTGCCGTTGGCGCTCAAGGTGCTCAAGGCCCCCAAGGTGCTCAAGGCCCCCAAGGTTTCCAAGGCCCAGCAGGCCCACAAGGTGACACTGGCGCTCAAGGTGCCCAAGGTGCCGTTGGCGCTCAAGGCGCTCAAGGCCCCCAAGGTTTCCAAGGCCCAGCAGGCCCTCAAGGTGACACTGGCGCTCAAGGTGCCCAAGGTGCCGTTGGCGCCCAAGGCGCTCAAGGCCCACAAGGTTTCCAAGGCCCAGCAGGCCCACAAGGTGACACTGGCGCTCAAGGTGCCCAAGGCGCTCAAGGCCCACAAGGTTTTCAAGGTGCCGTTGGCGCTCAAGGTGCCCAAGGCGCCCAAGGTGCCCAAGGGGCCCAAGGTCCTCAGGGTGCTAATCCATCAGCCGAGGATGACCAACTCATCTTGGCCTTCCAGGTGTTTAGTTAGGAGCAGGAAATGGCGACATTCACGAAACAAATCTTGTCGGGATCAACCGACGGTCGAGGCATCAAAGTGGTCGCAACTGCCACGGCAGGCACCACGATCCACACAGGATCGTCAACAGCTGCAACCATCGACGAAATCTGGCTTTACGCGCAAAACACCGACACAACCGCGCGCAAACTCACCATCGAATGGGGCAGCACCACATCCCCCGACGATCTGATCGAAGTAACGATCGGCCCGGAACAAGGATTGGTTCTTGTCGCCCCTGGTCTACTCATCAAAGGCAACGCCACGCCTCTAGTCGTTCGAGCCTTCGCTGCGACAGCCAACGTCATCACGATCCACGGCTACGTCAACCGGATTGCCTAATGCTTCCGATTGGCTCACGCCTTCGCCGTCCTCGACGTTCACTTGTCAGTTCGCCAGTGTCCGCCCCGATCTTGTCTTACCAGCCATGGTCACCGTTATCTCTTCAACCCAAACTTTGGTTGGACGCGTCTGACGCCACGACGATCACCGACTCGAGCGGTGCAGTTTCTGAATGGCGAGACAAAAGCGGCAACGGATACGCCTTCACACAGGCAACCGGTGGAGCCCAGCCGACCACAGGAACAACAACTCAAAACGGTTTGAATGTTCTGGCCTTCGATGGTGGAGACCTTTTGACTTCCACGGCCGCCGCCTCGGAATGGAAGTTTCTGCATGACGGAACCGACGCCATGTTCGGAATCGTTTTTAAGCGAAACGTCGCCGGAGCCGGTCACACACTTTTCGCCACAGGAGCCGTTGTTTCAACAGTGAATCAGACCGGATTGATGGTTCGAGCATTGGGAACAAACAACTATTCAGTTGTAGGAGTAGCCGCAGCCGGAACAACGATTGCAAATGCTTTATCGGCACTCGGAACTTCGACCGTTGCTCGAGCAATCACAACTCGACTTGCTCTCAGCAATGCAGCAGCAGCTCCACGCGTGACACTACAAATCGACGGTTCAGTCGCTGTCACACCAAACGCCACCACAGGCACACCATCAACCGCCGACCCATACGGAACTCTCAGCATCGGGGCGCTATCAACAGCAGCTCAATATCTCAACGGCTTCATTGCCGAAATCGTTATGGTCACCGGTTCAGCAGTTAACGAGACAAACCGAACCGTTCTCCACGATTACCTGAATCGAAAATGGGCGGTCTATTGAAAGATAGGTTTGTTATGTTCCCCGGTTCGATGACGGCAACTACCGCTCCCCTGGTTGCTGATTGGAAACTCGAGGCGGCACGCCACGCACTCTGAGCCAACACCCGAACCGGACGACGGAAGGCCCCACACGACCCTCCCCCAGGGCCAAGTGTGGGGCCTTCCGAACGTTTAAAACAAAATCCTTGACATCCAACACACCATCCTTTAAAACATCCGGTGTGGCCGGAACCCACCGACCACAACCCAAGCAGACAAGGAACCCCGACATGGCAGCAATCAAAGAACTCGACCAACTCATCGCCGAAGCAATCCACTACGAAGAACAGTTGGAGAAGCTCGCCGACATCATCCGCAACGTCGACCACATCACCGACGAATACGAACCAGCCGACAACATCGAAAACTCCTACCTCGAAATGCTTGTCATGGCTGAGATCCGGGCCGAACAAATCGTCGACCTCATCCACCCCCACAACTTCGACAACCACGACCTCTTCTGGCACGCGGTCGTCAATGTCCGCCTTTACCTGCAACACACCGACGTTAACGAAATCACCATCGAAGACCTCGAGAACGTCATCGCCAAAGGATTCCAGCCGTGTGGACTCTGATATGCCTGACCCCAGCGGCCCTACTCTTCGCCCACCAGGTCAAAAAAGCGCGCGCGCGTCAGGCCATCCCAGCGCCGACGATGGCGGACATTCCCGTCATCGTCCTCGTCGGCAACGATCTCGAGGTGGATTTGTGAGCGAACCCAACGTCATCCGCTGCCTCCAATGCAAAAGATCGTTTCCACGATCAAGCGAAGGCGCCCAAGACTTCCTTGACCATCGCGACAACTGCCAAAACCCCGACCCCTACCGTCACCCTGCCAACCACACCCCGAAAGGTGCCTGAAATGCTCCGCCGAACCCTCACCATCACCGCCCTACTCCTCGCCTTCGCCAGTCTCGAAACAGCCGTCCCCTGGGCAGCAGCTCTCAACTGGTTCACCCTCCTCAAATGGACTGTGGCCCTCGGAATCGTCTGCCTTGGCATCCCAGCAGCCATCTTCCACTTCAGCCATCCAGCACGACTCGAGCAGCGATGATCAAAGACTGGCTCGCCCTCATCGGAATCTTTCTCATCGTCGCCATCGTCCTCTTCTGGGTTTGGGCCATCGCCGAAGGCGCACTGTGACAAACGCGAACAAGGCGAAAGGCTCAGCGGCCGAACGTGCCGTCACCGATTACCTCAATGTTCGAGGAGTCGACGCCGAACGCGTGCCAGCCGGCGCCACTTTGGACCGTGGTGACATTTGGGTTCCCGACAAAAACTGGCCGGCCATCCAAGTCAAAAACCACGCCCGCCTCAACCTCGCCGGCTGGATCGACGACGTCACCATCCAAGCCGTCAACGCCGGACGTGACACCGGAATCGTGGTTCACAAACGACGCGGCAAAGGCAACCCCGGCGCCTGGTATGTCACCCTCACCCTCGACGACCTCGTCACACTCATCGAAAGGAAACAGTCGTGACCGAACTAGCCATCGAAACCCTGTGGGCTCAGCTCATGGCAGCCGTCGAAACCGACGAACCCGACCCCGAACTGTTCCTCGACGCCTGCACCGCCATCAACCAGCTACTCGACCGTCAACGCGAACTCGAGCAGCAAATCGCGAACCTCAAAGCCGAAAACGCCACCCTCAAACAGTACGGGTTCTACGAGTGACCGAACACCCTGGAACCCTCGACGACTGGACCGACCGGGCCGCATGCAAAGGCAAAACCGAACTGTTCTTCATCCAACGAGGCGACAACGTCTCCGTCTCCAAAGCAAAACAAATCTGCCAAAACTGTCCCGTTATCGAAGAATGCCGAAACTACGTTCTCTACCATCCGGAACGTTTCGGAATATGGGCCGGGATGACAGAGAAAGACCGACGCCACTACCGCCTCGAGCATGGCATCAAACTCCCAGCCGCCCAACACGGAACCCGAACACGCTACAACTCCGGCTGCCGTTGTTATGACTGCCGATCGACCTACAACCGGATCGTTCGCACCCGATGAACTGTCACATCCTGCCGGCACGCTGCCGAAACCATGACCAGCAGTTCCAACCGTTCACCAGCTGCCACATGGCGAACATGAACAGGAAACCGGGTTGGCCGGACTCGAGCGCATAAACAGCCCACGGCCACGAATGCAACATCACCACCAGCCAACCCCACCAACGGCCACGGCCGGCCTGCCACATACCAAACACACCCAACAACTCAAACCCAGACAACACAATCGGCCACACAGCCGCCTCCCGACAGGAAACCCAAAATGTCAACGCTAAACCCTGAAGCCCTCAACAGTCTCAACCAGCCACAAACCGAAGTTCGCCGTGACCGCTGGGGCCGCTACCAGGTACTGCCACCAGGAGCAGACAAACTCGTCGGCTACACCCGAGCCACCACCATCGCCAAACTCCTCGACGACACCTCGAGCCTCATGGCATGGAACGCCCGCATGACCGCCCTAGGACTCGCCCAACGCCCCGACCTCGTCGCATTAGTGGCAACCACCCCACAAGACGACAAAAGAGCTTTAGACGGCATTGTGAAGCGCGCGTCGGAAGCAGGAGGCGCCACCGTCCGACGAGACATCGGAACCGCCATTCACGGAATGCTCGAGCGACGCCTAGCCGACCCGACATTCAAAGCCCCGGAGCCGTACCAGGCTGACATCGACGCCATCATCGCCGCCATCGACGACGCCGGCCTTCAATTCGTCGAAGGCATGAGTGAACGAATCGTAGTCAACGACGACATTCAAGTCGCCGGAACCTTCGACCTTCTCCTCACCAACGGAACCGAAACATTCATGACCGATCTCAAAACCGGCTCATCGGTCAAATACGGAGGTCTTGGATTCGCGATACAAGGCGCGATTTACGCCCACGCCCACAACCTCTACACCCAAGGCCCAGCGAAAGACGGCTCCGAAGACATCCGAGAACCAATGCCAGACGTCTCCAAAACCGTTGGAATCATCATTCACTGCCAACCCCAGTCCGCCGAAGTGAAACTCCATTGGCTAGACCTCGAGGCCGGCACAGAAGCCCTCGCCATCGCCCTCGAAGTGAAACGCCTTCGGAAACTTCAGCCACTCCACGAATTCACACTCACCCAAGCCACCGCCGCCATCCACGGCCACCAACGCCCTGGTCAGGTTCAACACGTCGACGACGCCTGGCGAAAAGCAACCGCCAAACGAATCTCAACGATCGTCACCGACGGACACGCCCAGCAGCTCGCGGAAGCATGGCCGCAAGATCATCCGACATTGAAATCCGGTGACCCCATTACTCTCGACCAGGCTGATGGGATCGGACGCGTACTTGACGTACTTGAGAAACAGTTGGGGCTCCCCTTCGCCTCGCTCCCCGACCAGAACCCACCACCGAAACCACCGGCGAAATCGAAGCGTCGGCGCGCGATCAACGACGGCACAGACACCCTCGTCGACCTCGACATCGTCAACCGTTTAAACGACCGGGCCATGAACACTTTGACCCCAGCCGGTTTGGAATGGGTCAAACGCATCCTCGACGAAGCGAAAACCGCCGGCCGAACCCTCGCCCTTTCACCACCACAAGGACTCCCAGCGTTACGCCGCTACTGGGTCTGCGACCTCATCATCACCATCGCCGACCACGCCGACGACGAGCTCGCGTGGTGTCTGCTAGACCATGCCACCGGCCACACCATGCCCCACCATTCTCTCGGAGACGCCTTCGGTACTCTCCGAAAGACCGAAGCCCAAAAGGGTCTCGGAATCGCCTACGCAATCGACAACCTCGACCTCATCCCCATGTGGGATGAAACAGGTATCCGGTTCGAAGGTGACATCAACGCCGCCATGCGCGGCATCCCGACAGACAAGGAAACCAAATGACATTCGACACGAATGCAGCCCAATCCCTCACCCGAAAAGGTGGCGGAAACATCGCCAAATTCAACCAGATCGGCGACACCGTCAAAATCAAAATCACAGGACTTGAAGAACGGGAACAAACCGATTTCATTTCCGGTGAAGTGATCCGCTGGGCCGATGGCAAACCGAAAATGCAGTTTGTTTTCACCGGCATCGACCAGGACACCCAAGAGGAAATCCGACTGTTTGCCAAGGGTTACCTTCTCGGAGCGATCAAAGACGCCCTGGTGGCGGCCGACGCGAACCTCGAGGCCGGCGGAATCTTGGCCGTCAAGTTCTCCCATGAGGACGCCCCGTCGAAACCGGGATTGAATCCTGCGAAACGCTACAAGGCTCAGTATCAGCCTCCGAAGCCGGCATCCATCAGCGCCGACGATCTGCTCTCATGACAAAGCAGCTCATAGGAGCACAAGCCGACATCACCCTCGTCGCCATGATCGACGAGGCAGCCAAACAAGCCGGCATCAACCGGTCCGAGTTCATCCGTCAGGCACTCGAGCAGCACGCCCGACAAATACTCAACCAACCGCCCCGGCCCTAACCCAGACCTGAAAGCCCCACCACACACCTCACCGTCCCCGACTGTGGTGGGGCTTTCACAACCCCGAAAGAACCTCCAATGGAAACCGCCCATCTCCTCATCCGCAAAGACCACAACCGCAACCTCTACCTCGTCGAAGCCGCCATGGGCGCCGACCGCATCACCCTCGCCACCACCATCGACCACGCCGACGCCTTCCAAATCGCCCAAAACCTTCGACGCTGGACCCGACGCGACCCCGACAACATCCCATTCCCAATCTTCGACAAAGCAACACCCCAGCAATGACAGGAAACACCGAATGGCACTGCCCCCGATGCCAAGCCATTTACACGACACCACGACCGGCAACAGCGGTCCGCTGTCACGTCTGTATCCGCCAAACAAGGAGACAAACATGGATGCAACCCCAACCAACTGGAAACAAACAACAGCAGCAGCCGTAGGAATCCTCACAATCCTCGGAGCAGGAATCGCCGCCGGCAGATGCTCCGCCCCAGCACAAGCCCAAGAAACACAAGAAGTTTTCACCACACCCTCGAGCATCGAATGGTCCGGCTATGACCTGCACACAAACGCAGCTCTCGCACTCCAAAACCTTCAAGTGTTCCTTAATTCCGTAACACCCGAAACGACAAGTTCTCCAAGATCGGCGGCGAGCCCAGAGGCTGTCCCACCGGTTACTCCATCAAGTGACCGGTGGGATCAGCTCGCCCAATGCGAATCCGGCGGCAACTGGCACATCAACACCGGAAACGGATTCGGTGGCGGCCTCCAATTCATGCACCAAAACACCTACTCGACCTGGCTGTCCTTCGGTGGAGACGCTTACGCCCCACACCCCTGGGAAGCCTCGAGGGAACAACAAATCGCAATCGCCGAGAAAGTCTTGGCGTCATCCGGCTGGAAAGCCTGGCCCGGCTGCGCACGACGAATGGGACTCCTGTAATGAGCGAGATCTACGACGCCTTCATCAAAGCCTTCGACGCTGACGATCCAGACATTGTCAAACAACTTCGCACTGCCGTTTCCAGCGACATGGATGAATACGACTTTAGGGACGATCTCATGTTGAATGCAGCCCACGAGATTGAGCGACTGCGCGCTCTCATCACTGGCGCATTCATCGCTAAGTGGGTCGACGTCGAGGATCAGCAAGTCACCAACGTCATCACAGCTGAACTCGGCACTAAGGCGTCGACTCCGGACGACATCGCCAACGCTCTCCGTAAGGCGGTCGGACGATGAGCGACGACATTGTGGACCGACTTCGTACCTCGTGGTTTGATCGGATAGGTGAACATTCTGACGACTGCTGGCAATGGCACATTGAATGTGCGTGTCAACGATCAGCCGACGAGATCGAACGTCTACGAGCACTCATCACCGAGTTGATCAACGCCGCTGCTGATGGTGGCGTTATGTACCAAGGCATAACGCAACGCTGGTGGGACGCGAAAGAAGCACTCCGTAAGGCGGTCGGACGATGAAACACGCCAGCATCAGTTATCTACGCTCGCTTGCCTACAACGCGCCACGACGAGAAAATCGGGAGCATTTCACCGCCGTCGCCGACGAGATCGACCTCCTCCGCACCGCCGGCAACAACCTCGAGAAGCAGCTGATGAAACTGCATCGCTACCACCACGGCCCAACCTGCGAAACCTGCCAGGCCCTCGACACATGGTGGACCGTGAACGGCAGATGAAACACGGAACAACCGCCGCCTACAACCATCACGGCTGTCGATGTAACCCCTGCCGACAAGCCGCCTCCGCCTATCAGAAACAATGGCGACACAACAACGGCAAAGCCATCGCCAACACCCACCACTGGCCACTTCAACCATTATTCGACGCCGCCGGAACCGACGACTTCACCGAACTCGCCTACCTCACCGGGTTCTCGACTCGAACAATTCACCGATGGAAAAACACTGGCATCCCCGACAAAGCCGCCGACCAGGCAGCCTGCAACCTCGGACTCCACCCCTACACGATCTGGCCGGAATGGTTCGACCCCTACCTTAAAGGAGCAGCATGACCCCCGACGACATACTCCAAGCACTCAAAAACCAAAGGTTCTGGCCCAACCCCGACACCCTCGACGAAGACCTCGCCAACGCCATCACCCTCATCCAGCAGCTCTGCGAAACCAACGCCAAATACATCGCCAACATGATGGAAGTCATGGCAGCCGTCGAAGACATCAACGAAGAAATCGCAAAACTCACATGACAACTCCTCTCCCGACAGCAACCGAATCAACACTCTCCTCGGCAATCGACTACGCCCAACGAGGTTGGCGAATCGTCCCAATCCGACCAGGCGAAAAACGGCCGGCACTTTCTAACTGGCAGAACATCGCCACATCACACCTCGACACCGTCTACGAATGGTTCGAAGGCCCCTACAAAGACCACGGAATCGGCATCGCCACCGGCCCCGAATCCGGCATCTTCGTCCTCGACATCGACATCGCCGAAACCAAAGCAGGCGACGAAACCCTCGCCGACCTCGAACACACCCACGGACGCCTCCCAGACACACTCACAGTCCTCACCGGCTCCGGAGGCTGGCACTTCTACTACCGCTACCCACAAAACCTCGAAATCCGCAACGACGCCGGCCGACGACTCGGACCAGGACTCGACATTCGAGGAACAGGCGGACAAGTCGTCGCACCCCCAACCATCCACCCCAACGGACACCCCTACGAATGGGACCAAGGATGCGACACCATCGCCGACGCCCCACCCTGGCTCCTCCAACTCCTCACCACACGCGACGAACCCCCCACCAAACCAGCGTCAACCCACACCAACATCATCGACGCCAACGCCGACCGCGACTCCATAGCCGCCCGATACAACGACACCACCAACTGGACACAACTACTCACCGACGACGGCTGGACCCTCACAACCACACTCCCCAGCGGAGAAACCCAATGGACCCGACCAGGTAAAAACCCCAGCGAAGGAATCTCCGCCACAGTCGGCCACGAAGGCCGCGACATCCTCAACGTCTTCACCTCCTCCATCCCATGGCTCCCAGAAGGCGCCTACTCACGCTTCGGCTACTACGCCTGCCGACACCACCAAGGAGACCGCTCAAAAGCAGCCACACACCTCCACAACATCACAGCAAGAACCACCGAAAACTATTTCGAAACCCAACTCATCACCCCAACCCCAACCCTCGAGGCTGACCCCGCCGACCGCATCGAACTCGCCCACCTAGTCAACTGGGAAAAACTCTGGACCGACGACCGCCCAGAAGAAGAATGGATAGCCGAACCAATCATCCCCAAAGGCCGATCCATCGCCCTCTACGCCCCAGCCAAAGCCGGCAAATCCACCATCACCCTCGCCATCGTCGCAGCAGTAGCAACAGGCGGCCGCATCCTCGGACAAACCCGAGCCACCCCCACCAGCTGCCTCTACCTCGACTACGAAATGACCGAAGACGACCTCATCGAACGACTCACCGGACTCGGCTACGGACCCCAAGACAACCTCACCAACCTCCACTACGCCCTACTCCCATCACTCCCACCACTCGACACACCAGAAGGCGCCCACGCCATCCTCAACCTCGTCGACCAAACAGCCGCCCAACTCGTAGTAGTCGACACATTCGGCCGAGCCGTCGAAGGCGACGAAGACAAAGCCGACACCGTCCGCAACTTCTACCGACACACCGGCCTCAGCTTGAAAGCTCGAGGCGTCGCAGTCCTCCGCACAGACCACTCAGGCAAAGACACCGGAAAAGGAATGCGAGGGTCAAGCGCCAAAGCCGACGACGTCGACATCGTCTGGCAACTCACCCGAACCGACACCAGCCAAGGCGAAGGCGTACGCCTCAACCGCACCCACTCCCGAATCTCCTGGGTACCCCAAGAAATCAAAATCCGACGAGTCGAAACCGACAACGGCCACGACTACACCATCGACGCCCAAGACCAAACATGGCCCAACGGAACCCGACAAGACGCCGACCTACTCGACACCCTCCAACTGCCACACAACATCGGCTTCAACGCAGCCAAAACAGCAGTCCGAGAATCCGGACACAAAATGCGAGACGCCCGCATCCGAACCGCCCTCAAGTTCAGAAAACAAGCCGCCAACTCCGAAGCCAACCTCCGACTCACAGCCGGAATCACCGACAATTCACAAGCGCACAAGCGCGTCGGACGCGCCGAAAACCAGCCGGACGCGCAACGCGTCCCAAAAACCCCGGACGCGCACCCCGAAAAACGGGACGCGCCGGCCTCTAAACAAAAACCCCACGTCACAGGCTCAGAAAAACGGGACGCGATGAACCCCAATCGGGACGCGATAGTCGACGGTCCAACGGGACGCGTTCCCCCCTATAGGGGGACGCACCCGGACTCACCTACAAACACACCATCCCCACTGCTTTAAATCACCACCCTCGAGGAACCCCATGGCACGACGACGCTGCGAAAAATGCGGAGGCTGGGTCACCCCACCCAACCCATGCCAACCATGCCGAACCAAATACGAACGGGCACGCTCGAGGGGCAGAGGCACCAGGGAGGAGTACGCCGGAGCATGGCGCTACAACTCCCAACAACTCCGAAACAACTGGATCATCCTTCACGGCTACCACTGCCCAGGCTGGAACATCGAAGGATGGACAGGCCGGCCGGCCCACCCAGCCACCGACCTAGTCGTCGACCACGACCTCGGAGTCATGTGCCGCAGCTGCAACAGCCACAAAGCCGCAACCTACGACCGGAGGAGGGATACCCCCAGGCTCGAGGACTAACCCACAGACTTAGCCACAACCTTTTCCACACCTAGCCTCCGAGAGGCCCAGTTATCCACAACGCAGTTGTCCCCAACCCTGTCCACAGGTTGTCCACAGCCTGGGGATAAGGGGGGAGGGGCCTGTGGACAACGGGGCCCTCGGAGGCTCCTCAAC